AAAAGCGAGACTAGATTGTGAGGACCCTTACGGCATCCACAATTATATATCAAAAAAGACAAAAAAGTGGGGGTCGTGAAACCCCCACAAAAGTAGCGTATATTCCGTATGTAGCGTGTCGCGCACGAAAAGCGACAGAACTATTTAGGTGACCAAAGCTTAGGATTGACTCTACCTTCGGTCTGTTTCATAGAAATAACACTTCGGTACTTATCCCAATAGTGATCAAAGATTTCCACTTTCTTAGAAGAGATGGCAATATCATACTTGACTATACCATCATCTTCATATGCTATTAGGTATGCAGTGCAGGGAAGACTTCTGTCATCCGCCGCAGTTGGATCACAATCTCTATGAACTATTATAATCTTCACTCTGCTTTCTTTTTACCAATGTTATACTTACTTTCAAGTGTCCAATCACCTTTCTCTTTATAAGAAAGAACTTTGATTTGACTGAGAGGAGCTACATCTGCAACTGTCTCTTTGAGAGCGATAGTAATCAATCCCCAATCCGAAAGGAGCTGGATGATTCTATTCCTACGCTGCACATCGTTAGTGCTGAGGTTTGCTTTCTTACCATCAAGAGCAAACAACTCTTTGAAGTGAACGATGTAATACTTACCTTGCTTGTGAAGAATGTGACAAGACTGGTATAGTTTCTTTTCCTTGCGAGATGCCACACCGATCCTGGTCAGTGTTTCACGAACCTTTAGGAAATCATCTGGTTCGTTCAGTGATACTTCCACCATCGCATCGGCAGTCCACTGAACTTCCTGATCAGAGATCGCCATCATCTTTTTCCTCCCATGTCATTTTTAGATCTAATAAAGTCAAGTTGTTCTTTAGTTAGAAGATTGAGAGCGATCTTAGCTTTTTCGTTACTATAACCATAGTATCGTTTTACATGCTCTAGATCGTCAATTTTTTCTTTCTTCAACCAAGGTGAGAAACGTTTGCGTTTCCTTACGATATTTATATAGAAATCGTACTGCATTTTCTTGTCGAGATGATGACTCTTGTTCATCTCATTTGAAAAAAGAATCGTGTCAATAAATCCAGAAAGACACTTGTTAATAATATATGGAGGATACTCACCAGAAATCTCGGGGGTTTCATCCAAAAGATTTTCCTTTGTTTGGTTGATACTATTCAACCATTCTTTCAGTTCAACTTTCATCAGTGGAAAACACGAGTAGGTCCAGTCACTCCAGTTCCGCTGCTATTGATCTGATAGATAGCCACAGAACCAGATTTCAATGTAATGTGAATCTCATTTCCATTGATGATTGCATGTTGGGAGTTTGGACAGAATGTACACAGAACTCCCCTTCGAGTGTGATATAAACTACAGTACCCACTAGGGAGTACACGAACCCCTAAACTTCCCATAATTAGTTAAAATCAATTCACGACGTTCTTTTTGATCCGACATGTATGTACCTGTGGATCTCATAGTATAAGTGTGATCATAATCATACTGACACCACTCAAGAAATCTCTCACAGATATCTGGATGGTTGTTGTAGGAAATCATGACATTGCAAAGCCAGGAATCCATCTCGTCAGCAAATCGGGCATGATCAAAACCCTTGTGCATGTTTCCTTTGTTCCCATACAAAACATCTTTGATGTCATACGGAGGATCTGCATAAACAAAAGTCAGAGTATCATCTGACTTAAGTGTCTCGTAAGAGTAGTTGGTTATTTTCCACCTTGAGATGAGTTTGGAATACTCTGGGAGTTTTTCAATTCCTCGCACTGTATAGTTGTTTTGACTTGCGAGTTTGGAGAAGGAGGAAGACTCAGTAAGACCACTGAAAGAGCACTTGTTAACAACAAAAAAAGCGCAAGCTCGGTTGAAGTTATCTTCCGTTCCGTCATTTAGAATCTCCTTACATTTCAAGAAAAGATCTCGTGCTTGATCTACCGTGGAGTTTTCTGTCTTCCACGATAGCAGTTGCTTTGACATATCTTCTCCAAACATCTGAAGATTCTGCCAGAAGTTTACCAGAGGTTCATACAAATCATTCACCCAGATGGGAACGTCCTCTGGAAGACGTTTAGTCATCTCAATGGCAACACTACCACCACCAAGAAACGGTTCACGATACTCAGTAATCTCCCGAGATGGAAGATACTTCATGAGTTTTACGGTTGCACGAGACTTACCACCTGGATACCTAAGAGGTGTTTTAAGAGATTTCATTTAAATTGACACTCACACATAATTTCTGTAAGAGCAGCAAGAAGATTGATCTCTTGATCAGCTACAAAAGCGGACTGATATTGATATTTTGCAATCACTAATACTGCCTGTGGGATGCTCTGGGGTTGCAGAGATTCATAGAGACCATCATAGATAGTCCTAAGAATAGCGTTAGGCTCATTATCAAGATTAGCATTTACCCACTTCCTTGTCAAGGTAAATTCTTTATTCTTGAGAGCATCAATAAGTTCACCGAGTTTTACTTCACTCAGCGCCGCCAGAATGCCAGTGTCGATTGTCCCCGAGGAGGAGTAGCGTTGGAGTTCGTTGAGAACCCTTCGGAAGTCAGGGAAGTGTTTTTGGATAACTTCTGCTGCAACCTTCGGATCATACGATACGCCCTCGCTCTCAAGTATAGCCCTGACACGGTTGAAAAATTCTCCTGCCAATTGGACTTTCTGCTTTCCTTTGATTCCAAAGTCAACAACACTGCACCTTGAGTGGAGGGGAGCAATGATCTTGTTCTTGTAGTTGCAGGTAAAGATGAAACGGCAATTGCCAGCAAATTCCTCAATAGACGCCCGTAGGAGGAGTTGAACGTCGTGCGTTGTGTTGTCTGCCTCATCAATGATAATGACCTTGTGTTTAGCAGACGACGTAAGTGAGACGGTCGAAGCGAATTGTTTCGCATTGTTTCGGACAGTATCAAGGAATCGACCTTCGTCGGATCCATTAATGACATAATAATCTACTCCAAGTTCATGACATAGTGCTTTGGCAACAGTGGTCTTACCAATGCCAGCAGTGCCACACAGAAGAAGGTTGGGGATCTCCCCAGTATTAACAAAAGCTTGGAATGCATCTTTAGTCTCCTTAGGGAGAATACATTCCTCAATGGTTTTGGGTCGATACTTTTCAACCCAAAGAAAATCATCCTTCATACTTAGAATCGGGTTCAAGTGCAATCAAATATTCAAGGTCCAGACTCTCATGTCTGAACAGAGATGCATTCTGCTTACTAACAATAACAGAGTAGTCACCAGGAAGAAGCTTCAGAGTTTCTACTTTGAAGTTGAAACAGAAGTTAGCATCAGTTTTGCCAACGTTAACTGCATAACTATTGGAGGTATCATTCTTCTTGTCCCGAACAACAAGATCGATCTTACTGCCATCACCAACAACGGAGAGATCTTCGACACCATAGATAGCAGCTGCCTTGGTGATATTAGAAAGATCAGACTCGGAGACCAAGAAGCAAACATCTTTGGAGGGAAGTTCTACCTTCTTGTCTGGAGGGGTTGTGATTACTGAGGGGTCAGTGAAGAAGTACCGAGTTTTATTTCTAGAATCTTTAATGGTAAGATAGCTCTCATGAGAGAAATCAAACTCAGGATCTTTGAAAAGAGTGAGTGCCATCAGAAACTCACTCAGATCATAGATAGCAAAATCCTTGGGGAAGTTTTCTTCAACAACAGTACGACCCAGAATATTCTTTTGGATGGAAAGGGTCGAAAGAGAGTTGCCCTTCTTAAAGCAGATCGACTGATTGATGGTTGAAAAGTTTTTCAGAATGCCGAGAGTGCTTTTAGAAAGTTTCATAGGTGTCACGATTAGCGTTTTTATCATTAAAGTGCAGAAGGAGAACAGCATAGTGCAGGACCTTCATAATGTCCATGCGAGCTGTGCCCTTCTTATCATAGCGAGAAGCATACTTCAGAATATTGCTGCGGCAGAAAGCTTCTCCATCGCCACATGCTTCAATAAGGTCTAGGGTTTGAATTGCATCATCACCAGCGGAATAGTGCTGACGATAAGTGTTACGAATATATTCAAGAAGTTCCTTTACAATCTTATCCTCTTCGTACTTATACTTCAAAGGACTGCCAGAAGAGATGTTAACATTACCAGTGATGTTAACGCTGCTCCCACTAGCATAATCAACAACGGGGTCACGATCATAGTTCAGAACAATTTTGTCTTCTTCCATAACATCATACAACAGGGACCAAGAGTTAGTCATAACAAAATAAAAATTCGTTAACGAGAGATTCGGCTTTTTCTTTACCGAACTTGCTGGAAAGATAACCACCAACGGGATCAAGTTCTTTCATGTACTTGTCAAAGTCGGAATAGACTGTGGTATCGGTTCCAGTTGGACAACTACATTCTACCATATCCTTGAAGGCAGTCAAGTATTTCCCAAACATGTCAAGGTGATCATTGACTTCGGACATGGTGCATTTAGCAACATAAACATTTTCAGAGAAATGATTACCAGGCTCAAAGAATCTGAATGTACCTTCTGCTTTGGGAAGATCTGGATGAGAGAACAGATAGTTCTCTACTGGATGCTGGAAGTCAAATACAAGGATTACTTTTTTATCAAAGAATCCCATCAAATCCATACCGAAACAGGGTAGATTCTCACCTGTCTTTGGATATATGATGTTATTGTAGATGCAAGACTTGTTGTCCCAGATCTCAACTTCCCTGGACTTGAGAACATATTTGTTGTTATAGATCTTGGCGGAAAGGGAGGTGCCTTTGTCCTCCCAGTCTGCCCAGTCACAAATGTTCTCGAAGTCGGGGAAGGTATTAAAAAGGAGCTTCTTGTACTCCGCCCACAAATTCAACATCGGCGTCTACCTTGTCATAAAGTTCTTGAAATGCCTGCTTCGTATCAGCATCGAAGCGATTGATGCAGGTCTGAATTGCCTTTGCCTTGTCACCGAAGATGCTGTAGGCACGAACGATGTGAACAAGACGACGGGTGCTGATGATCTCATCAATACCACCATCATAGAAGGTCTTGCGGATGATGTCAGCCCAGTCTACCAGACGCTTGCAGAAGTCACGGTCTTCCAACTGCAGGTCCAGAGAAATACCCTCAAGAATACGCTGCTCGATCTTAGGAGAAGGATACTCTTGCTCAAACGTCACAGGGAAACGCTCAAGGAACGCTTCGTTGAGGACGTTGGTGCCGATGAAGCGACCATCATCAGAACCCTTTCCTTTAGTGTTAGCAGTAGCAACCACGTTGAAACCAGCAGCAGGACGGACATACTTACCAATTTTTTTGAGGAACACACCCTTGCCTTCAAGGATAGACTGAAGGCAAAGGATCTTGTTGGATGCCAGGTCTACTTCATCTAGAAGCAACACAGCTCCGCGTTGAAGAGCCTCCACGACGGGTCCATTGTGCCAGACAGTTTCGCCATTAACAAGACGGAACCCACCAATAAGATCATCCTCGTCAGTCTCAATGGTAATGTTTACACGAAT